AGGGTTGTTTGTGATGCGGATGTAGAAGTTTCTGGCTCCAAGGCTCGATTGCTGCGGAACTGGTCTCCGAGCAGGGTGCTTCCGTTGGCGGTTCTGTGACCCGGGAGTTGCATGGTTACGCAACTTGTCCGTTGGTGGAGTTGCCGGTGGTTCCGAACCCTGATGTTGATCCGGTTTCGGCTATATCGGCGGACTTGCTCATGGCAATGAAGGGCGTTCCAGGTCGCGATGTGGCTAAGACGGGTTATCGAATGGCTGAGGAGGAGGTTAACAAGGTGACTGAGGGTGTTATTCAGATCAACGATGCTAAACGTTTAATTCCGAAGTCGCGAATGGTTCGACGACCAAGGGTTGACGCTGGTGTTGAAGGGGCGCGCGTTCAGTCGCAAGCTGCCTTATTGGGAGCCGCCTTTAAACGGAATATTGGTGTCCCGGCGAATCGTGGGGCAGTTGATTTGGATAAGTTACCAACCGTTACGGTGCAACGGCTTATAGACGTTTGTTTTAGGCCTGAATGGCAGGAGGTGGTTGGAAAGCATTTGGAGGCAGGAATGTGGGAACCCGAGGAATCGGATTTGCAGGGGTTTGTTTCTGACTTGGATGGCGCAAAGGTTAATAGGATGCTGGAGATGTTTTTCCTTGAGGGTTTGGCGGATCTGACTGAGTGGCGCCTTATGGCAAAAGGAAAGATCAAGCCGTCACGTGAGGAGGAGGCAGATCGGAAGGTTGATCACTCGCAAACCATTCTCTACCTTGACAACGGAAATACCAATGCTATGTATTCTTCCATAGTCAGACGTGTGAAGAAGTGCTTTGACGAGTGTTTGCGTCCAGAGGTCAAGATGAACGCACAGGAGAGTTCTGAGGAGCATGAGGAGTGGTACAACTCCTTGGAAAGTGTCAGACAGTCCTATCGGCATACTTATAGTTATGCTGCTGATATACGATGTTATGACCGGTCTCAGGAGCATCCTGCTGCTAAGTGTTATCTTCACTTGTGCTCTCGGCTGGGGCTGGGTCGGGATCGCTTGAAGAAGTGGGAGAAGATGTATGGTCCAAAGAGGGCGTCTTCACTTATGTTTGGGGTGGTTGCAACAATCATGCTTTCGGGGGTGTCTGGGGCGTGGGACACGCTGTGGCGTAATGGGTGCATTAATTTGATGACGCTGGTGGTCGCTACGGAGATGAGACGCGAGGATGTTGTCATGATTGATATTAAGGGGGATGATTTGGATGCGGAGTTTTCCCGTGCCTTGAATGTTGCGACTACCGTTGAGAAGATGGGTTTGATCATGAATATGAGTGCTAAGTTCTTCACTAACGATGTTCGTTACATGTGTAAGGAGTTTCGGATCAAACTACATGGTCGGTGGTATCATGTTGCTGATCCTTGGGCGCGTGTGCAGTCGTTGTGCACACCAATTGTCATAGGTGATGGTCAAGTGGATATGGCGGAGCGATGGATGTCGTTCCGGTCTGACTTGCGTCATTATGATAATGGAATTCTGGTTGATATGGTGTGTGAGGCGGCGCAGCAGCATTATGGACTACCGCATCCACCTTATGGGATGGGTCGGAGTCTGGCCAAAATGGCTGAGGATAAGCGTAGGTTTTTTTCTTTTTTCAATCCACCAGAGAGGATTGATTGATACTGTTCCTTTCTTTGGTGTGTTTCTTATGTATGTTTGATGGTAGTACATGGGTGATTTGATTTAGGTATTTATGGTACCGTTACTGTCTTTATTCAGTTTTGACTTGTGATCTTTATACAGTCTTTAC